TCTTTTGCCGCTTTAAAATATGCAATATGCCCAGAATGTACTGGATCGAACCCGCCCGTAACTAAAACTATTTTTCTCATTATCGCCTCATTGATGAAATTTCTTTTGCCTCATCGTCACTGAAAATTGGAACAGCATTTGATTTGTGCATAGTACCAATGCCTAGGACCTTTGTACCTGTGTAAACCGGTGCAGGCTTACTAGACACAGCACCCGTAATTTTTTCATTTAAACTTTGAATATTTTTATTCGTAATGCCTCTGGGATTATAAGTTGCAGGAGGTACATACGCATCTGCTTCCATAGCTCGTTTACGCTTTTTATCATCATCTGCAATACCCCATTTCTTCTGCATAAGCTTCCATTCTTCTGCCAAAGCTCTAGCATTACGTGCCTGCTCAGCACTTTGAAATTTAACTTTTGATTTCTTTTTTCCGGTTGTAGATAACCAGGGTCCAACGATGTGCATTGTCATATTAAATCTCCCATACTATATTATAACATCTTTTTCAATACTTGTCAAATGCTCGATATTTATGGTGTTTTACCGTTCTACTGTCATACATTGGATCATCTGGCATATCATCCGAAACTAACCAATTACTTACGACTGGTTCGGGTTCGTCTCGTTTGAAGAACCTAGTCAATCTTTCAAAGAGACTGCGGCTTTTTTTGCTTTTGGTTCTTTCTTGAGGACTGGGATAATATCCACGACAGTTTTTGGTTTAGCAGGAGGAAGAATATTTGGAAATGCTTCTCTTACTAAATCTTCTGTTAGTGTTTTATATCTAGTTTCAAGTTTTTTGTCTTTTGCTAAACAAATTACTTCAGACTCTGTCCAATGGATACCTTCAAGCATTTGAACAAATAATTGTTCTTTCTTAATTTTAGATAAGTTAATATTTGGTTGTAGCCAAATATACATACGTCTAAATTCAGCATACAAGTTTGTTTCCGAATATCCAATTGGAATTTTCTCATCTTTCTTGAATGGAGGTTCTCCCTCGGGCAAATCTAACTTAACATCTGGGTTAAAATTGATTTGTAACATACCTTCAAGTTGTGGACTATGGTATGATCTTAAAACTGCAATTTTTTTGTCTTTGCCGTTTGTTTTTTCGATTTCCTCGAAAATTTGTGGTATAGTTGTTCGCATCAGAACTCCTCAATTAATTCCAACATATTCTTCATTTTATGCTCAATGAAAAAGTTCAAAAGCATACTCTTGTTTTTATCAGGCTGACCTGTATAATTATTTATAATGGAATTTTTAATCTCTTCTGGGATGCATGTAAAATCTACTAATTTACGATTGCGTTCAAAACGAGTTTTAAATTCATCATCTTGTGGCATGGATGTCGCATCTTTATACCAAGCTTCTAGTTTTTTAGTTGTAATAGGCTTTTGCCGCTCGCCTGCAACAATACTATCATCTGCAGACAACACATTAGGGACACCGTCACCTTTATCACCTTTAATAGTATGTTCAAAGATATACTGTTTAGGTGACATCTCCGGTTTAACATATTTCTTTTGTACAGGGGAAAATTGTTTGACATTCTTAAACTTTTGAAGTTGAATAAAGTCATGATCGCCAGAAACAATTAAAAACGGTTTAGGATCATCTTCAAATACTCCGCCACCGGCAAAGTCATTCGTTTGAGACCACTCTGCTAATACTGCAATAACGTCATCTGCTTCTGCACCATCGACGTTAACAACCTTGTAAGGGAAAAACTTATCAATCTCATTACGAATAAGATCAAGAGCTTCAAAGATTGTTTTCCAATCTAGACCAGAATCCTCACGAGCTTTTTTGCGGCCAGCTTTGTAATATTGGAATTCTTGTCTCCTCCAATAATTTCTATTGTCTACGGCAATAACCAGTTGCCCATATTCTTTTCCGAATTTTTGTTTGTAACCTCGAATTGAATTTAAAATCATGTGACGCAATAGTGGTACTTGAATTTCAATATCTTTTCTACCGCCAATTTCTGCCATCAAATTTGAAATAGCCGTTTGGCTGTAATCAACAACAATCATAATATATCTTTCTGTTTAAGTTGCGAGGTTAGTATCAGTATAAGGTTTTCCGGTAATGCCATCTAACGCACCATCGAGTTGCTGTTTTTGCATATATGCAGCATAAGGAGTTAGAACTTCTTTTACTGAAGGTCTTAGTGTTGCGTTTAACAATGTATTACTACATCCTGTTAGTAAGTTAAAAACAACATAGTTTATGTATGATTCTACTGCTCTTTTAATTGCAAGTTTATTAATCTTGCCAGTTACCGTAGTATTGAAAGTATTAACTGTTGATTGTAAATTTCCAAGCGCATTAATTAAACCTGCTCCGCCAGTGTTTGTTAGTACTGCTTGAGTCAATGCAATCTTTGCGGTATTAATAATTGCGCCAGATTTAAATCCATCTACAAGAACTTGAAGATCCACGTCTGGCACATCACCTGCCGGACTACATCCATCTCCTAATAAATCTGCAAGTGTGCATCCGCCAAATGGTTTACCATCTTCGGGATCAGCTTGCCCCGACAATCTATCACTATGAGTTTTGAAATTTATCATTTCAGTTTTCAAACTATTTAAATATGCAAACTCTGCTTCATTGCCTGATGTTGCTACAGGTCCTGCGCCTAAATCTTCTGAAATTTGAGCAAGTCTTGAATTAATTTGAGCAATTGTTTCAGTTGTAACAGTTCCTACTGGATTATAGAAAAACTGATTAGCCATTTGTTGCATAGCATTTACGTCACCCGATATTCCATTTAATGTAGTAGTTACTTGATCGATAAATGCTTTGATTTGAGCAAGCTCCGAAGGAATAAGTCCGCGTGTTGATACTTGTTTCATGCCCTGAGATAACTGGGTATAAACTTGTTGTAATGGACTGCCACCAATCTGTGCAAGAACAATTTTAATTAATTGACAATACGATAACTTTAACGCCATTTGAAACCTTATTTAATAACTCTAAGGATTAGAGTATCAGCATTCATTCTGCCATTTGCGGGCGATGCTTTAGAATTTACACTATCCATATACTTTCTTAATTGTACTTTTGTAGCGCCCATCAAATCTTTAAGTTGATCTGCGGGTTTACGCAAAGTCTTTTGGCAACCCATTTCTGGATCGTAGTTCTGAAAGCTGGAACCTTTAACAACAATACCCATAGCTGAATCTGTTTTATATAAAGCCAACTTACGAGTTTTACTGTTAAATACCCATACTTGTTGCGCGCCAATGATCTCTGCAGGATCGACAGAAGTAATACCTAGATCTGTGTCTTCTTTTTTATACTTAAGATTCTTAACTTGAACACTCGCCGGCTTAGCCTTAATCATTCGAGGTTTACGATTTGCTTTCTTAAACTCTGAATATTTATCACAGTCTTCAATAAATTGTGCTAGCATTTTAACAATGCTTTTTATTTCTCTCTTTGTGATATTAGAATAACCTTCTACCAATTGAGAATCTTTACCTTCGTAAACTGAAATATACTCACGAAGTTTATTCTTACACCATTCTTTAATATCATTCACATACGGCTTTGGAATCTGATTCGCTTGCATATTTTTATACAACGAAAAATCTTCCTTGTTTTTAACTACAGAATCGAATGAGCCTTCCAATTCACCTAGATACTCAGAGATCTTTTCCTTCATTGCATCTTGAATCGAAGGCTTCGGTGTAGATACAACAACCTTTTGCTGCACCGGTTCTGGAATATAAATTGTGGAATCTAAAGTTTCTTTTAGGTATCCTGTAAGTTTAGTCAAATGCTTATCTGAAATTTTACCATTACGCATAATGATACGAGAAATCCAACCATATGTATTTACAATATTAACATCTTTAACTTGGTCAAATGTTTTCAACTCACTTGGCATTTTAACTTTAACATATTCTCGCATATACTTGCGAGCATCTGCTTTTGCTTTCTCAGCAGAATACCAATTCATGATTCTCATCAATTGAACATTATACGTATTTTCTTCAGGAGATAATACAGAAATGCTAGGTTCCGCATCAAGTGATACTCGTGCCATTATTTTTCCTTAATTACTAATTTTTTAAATTTGCGATGATCTTTGGTATTGAGCAAAGGATTTGGAATAAACTTACGTTTATTTTCAAGCAATTTGTTTGTCTTAAATGTCGAAGTGGATTTCTTTAATGGAGTCATATCTAACAGCACGCCAGGCACCTTTATCCAAATCCCATACTGCAAGTACTTCTGTATTTTCTTTTCGTTTAATTTCTTTTTCTTCTGTTACTGGCAAATAGCCTGCACCTAAGGTGCAACGCATATCACGTAGTGTCTCATCTTTTTTAATGAATTTAATTTTCATCTCACCCATTGCAAGATGACTCTTAATCCAATTTTTAAAAATATCACGTTCTCTGTCTGAAGCAGACGTGTACCATTGGCCTGTATATTTTGTAGTATCCATCATAATGTTCCTGTTCATGCTATATTATAACATCTTTTAGTAACCCTGTCAACCGTAAGGGTATTATACTGTAGCAACATATCGATATTGATTAATAACATTAATTTCTTCTGCAATCAGTTTATCTTTGATTTTACCGAATTCTTGTTCCATATAATACCTGGCCATTTTAGCAGTACATTGATCCATTAAACTGGATGTTTCACCTTCTAACCAAAAACGAACAGGAGATTTTCCCCAGGTATTATGTTTTAATGCTGTATGGAAAATTTCACGGTGTTTTTTATCGGTTGGATTAAATGTTACCCATGGACGAGAATATTGTTCAACTTTACTCATAATATAACTCCTTAAACTTCAAAAATAATATTGGGATCAAAATCATCAGCTCTTTGCTCATAATTAACATATCCCCTCGGATTACAAACTACTCTAGTACTACCCACAAGATAATCGAAAGTATCATGTGTGTGCCCGTGTGTCCACATTTTAATTTGTGGATAATCTAAAATGAATTCAGATAGGTCAGATGAATATGCACCATTCATAAGATAATCATCTTTATATCTTGGTTTTGTAGATAACTTGCTAGGTGCATGGTGTCCAACAACTACAAACTTTTGATTGGGTTTACCTTCAACAATTGTTCTAATATATTCCAACATTGCTTTATGGTCAACCACTACATCGTCAGGTCTTAATGTTTTAATAACCTTATATGGTTTACCCCGAGTATCAATTTCACCGTTAGCGACTTTTATAAAGTCGTTCATCATACCACTAATACTAATCATGGTAGAGGGATCTTCTTTATTCATATCAGTCCACAATGTCCCACCAATAAATGTGACATCATCAATAGTAACAGTCTCTTTATCGAGAATATGTAGATTATCTAAATGCCCTAAGTATTCTTTTAGGTTCGGGATTGTTCGTTGAAAGTCTCCATTATAATGTTCATGGTTACCAACAATGTAAATCACATCGTTATATTCTTTAGAACACATATTGAAGAAGTCATGGATTGCCGTAGACTTTTTATTATTGTCATCTTTATGTGCTAGTTGAGCAGCAACACATATATCTCCAGACAGAATAAGAAGATCTGCCTCTTTGGTATTTTTAATTTCAATCGGTCCGAATTCTAAATGAATATCGGACGCTATGTTAATCCTCATCACCTACACCTTTAATTTTTTCCGCAACAATTCGGTGTTCTACATCTTTACCAAATGACATATTTTCATGGTACAACTTAATCAGTCCTTTTCGGTAAAGGTTCTCCATTGTAACCATTATCATAAATTGACTAATTTTTCTTGTTAGGTCATCATCATTTTCGGAAATTAAACCTTCTGCACGAGAGAGCATTTCGGTCATGAGAACAAAGTCTGCCATACGTTCATCAGTTACTTCATCGTCTTCGTCAAACCCCATATGTTGTTCAACGATATCACTAAGAATTGCTAAATCACTTTTGGAAATATTCATTAGAAAATCTCCAACCGTCATATATGGATTGGCTTTCAAATCTGCAGCAAGAATACGTGTCATAGATAAACATTCTTTGCTGGCAATTACATTGTCGTAATTAATATCAAAGTCTGTATATTGCTCGTCGTCTTCTTCCATCATTTTTTACTTTCTTTCTCAAGTTGTTCGATTGCTTTTTCCAATTTAGGAATTAGGTGGTTATAGTTATCTGGACTTAGTAGTCTGGACACCCATTTCTTACGTACTAAAATTCTATCTTTAGTGAGTGCGAAATGGATTTCTTCTAACAATTCTTTTGTAGATTGTTTATCTTCCATGTTACTATTATAACATCTTTTTATTTAAATTGTACTGAGGTTATCCAATTTTTTTGGTTTATTTTCAGCAATCCATTCATCTTCCCCGGCAAATGTGGGAGATTTGGATAACCAATATTGACATTCCCATAAAGTTTGCATGATTTGTTGTTTGTAATGGAAAGCAGTGTATCCATCATTATACGGAGACGTCATTTCGTGACCGTATTTCTCAATATCATAGGTTGTACTCATAATTCAATTTCCTTGTCATGTTGATATAATTTTTGTTCTTGGAATGTTAGCTCACCAAATGTTTTTCTGGGGTTTGCGCACATTACACAATTTGGGTTACCGCATGCCATTGCGTGATGCTTATTAAATTTGTGCGGTTCTTTAACCGGAATTCCAAATGTTTTAGCAATGACTTCTTGCTTATGTATTTTGGTCTGTTTTTGATAAATTCTTTTAGAATGATTAAAACGATCTTCTTCTTTTGACATTATAAATCTCCCAGTATATTTTTATATATTAACCTTTGGCCCTACAATTTTAATTTCCCAATCTAAGATCATATTCTGCTGAAAACGGTGCATTTTGTACGACAAATAAAGGCATGTCATCAATCCACACATCTATATGTATTCCTAGTTTATAACAAGTTTCTTTCTTTGCCCGTCTGCTAGTGAAAATAATGTCTTTGACCAAGTGACTTAGGTCTCTTCGTACATCGTCACCTTCTGCATGAGATCGCATGGTGACGCAATAAACAGTATGTCCGGATGCAATTGCAAATTGAATAAAAGCATTCCAAAGATACTTGTCTCTGGTATATGTGTCGTCGTAATCAAGTGAGATATTCATGATGGTATCATCTTTGGTATAAAAGGAACATTTCGAGGGCCGTGTAATTCTTTGAGTTTCTGATGTGCTTCAAGTACATCTTTGGCATAGACGCGAACTGCTTGCCCTGAAGTAGTTGTAGTTTCAAAACACTTAAGTCTATTGTGCATTTGCATGGTTTGATTGGTCATCAGTAGTTTACCGCAACATAAAATTTAAAAAACCAGATCGTAACCCAGTCACCGTCGTAATAACTATGTTTAAAGCCAAAACGATATCTATCAGAATGATTGTCAAATCCCCATTCCCATTTACCATATCGAACAGCATAATACATATGTCTAAAGATACTCATAAGTTCCCCTATTTCCCGGTTTTCTCAACGGCCGAAATCCTATTGCTTACCCTGCCAAGCAGGATCATCATATTGATCTAGAGCTCCGAGATTCCGATCCGCAACAAAGCTATCTCTAATATAAGCTACATCATCAAATATCTTCATTTCACCAAAACACGCAATATTCCATTTAGTTTCACCGGCTTCCAAAGAAGTTTCGGTACAGACCGGAACACGTATATCGATATTCTCGACCAGATTCTCCGTGCCGTTTTCAAACACTCGCCATACTAATTTTGAGCCGTTGTGTTTCGTATTAAAGCGTATCAGATAGTTGTTCATTATTTTACTCCGTACTTTTGTCGAATCTTCAAAGCAACGATGTTCGCCGGATACATAGGTTCCAGGGACAGCATATCGTCGCATACATCGTCGACAATCATTTCAGCAAATCTCTCGGGATCGATTAGTAGAACAGATTGCATCTGCCCGTCGACCAAGATGGTCTTATACGCTTTCGATAGTTCGGCGTATTGTTTAATTTTTTCATTCATTCGTTAACTCCAAAATGTTCTAATAGTAATTGCTCGATATCTACAAAATCGCCGCATCCATTATCTATAGCAATCTCGACACATTCTTTAACGATTAATTCACCGAATTTCTCAATAGCTTTACGATCGTAGTCATCAAGCTGATCCCAACAACCAGAAGCAGTTAGACCCGACCGATACATCAAATCTTCAAATTTAGTATCCATATAATTTCCGGCGGTAGTAAATTTTAAATCGTTCATCAATTACTCCAGTAAGGTACGTCCATCGATTTCCCAGTATCGCTCTACACCCTTACGGGCCCAATCGGAATCAATAAACTGACCAAGTTGTTTTTCCATATTATTATCCAAGTATATACGACCACCCCAGATACCAGTAGAAGTCCCGATTTTATAGACGGCACCAATAATCCTACCATCATCACTATCGAAGTATACCCATTGCGAGAATTCCTTCTCCATCCATTGTTTCTTTTGTTTACGATTGTTGAGCATAAACTCAACCTCTCGTTTTACATCATCTTCATTCATCATTGTCCCCTTGCTCGGATAGCTGTAGCAGTAAAAGGTGCTTTGGTGTTTTCAGCCAACTTTGCACACGCCTCACGCTCATGCTGTGCTACTAGCTTGGCAAAGGCTTCAAGTTTGTCCAAGTATGTGATTTCACCTGTACGCCAATAGAAAGGCATTTGCGTCTGTTTAGCCATCTCAATGATTTCATCTTGTGTCATGCCTGGCCTCTTGCTTTGATGGCGTCAACGCAACGCTCATGTTGAAACTTATAGATATCACCAATCTTATTGGCATTGATCGAGTAACCTTCGGGGTACCAAACATATTGATGTACTTTTGCTTGTTCAACGGCTCGTAGGCATGCCGCGCGTTCCTCTAGAATAGCCAGTCTAATGAAGTCTACTAATTCAATCTCATCCGCTTGTTTGGCCTTATCGCGGATTTGTTCGATCTGATCGTCAGTTAAAGGCCCATCATCTGGTTCATAATTTTTCATATCATCTCCACGCATTAACTAAACCGATTACACAAGTAACGATTGCTACAATATTTACCACCATCTGTGGTTTATTTAACACACGTATAGTCCATGTTAAAAATGCCACAATACCAAGGGTAAACGCCACAATGTTATAGGGATAAGCACGGGGTCCAATGGCATTGCAAATATGTCCAATAATAATGAATACTGCACCTATCCACTGAATGATATCGTTAAATTTCATGTGTTCTTTTCCTTGAGTTTCCTGGCATCACAAGCGGGGCAACCATCTGTGCAGTATTTGCACTCCCCATCTTGCTCTGTCTGTGCCAAGGCTTCTTTAATGGCGGTGATGGCATTTTCTGGTATTTGTTTGTCAACATAACGTTCCGCTGTCACATTCATGTATTCCAACGCCTCCAATGCAAGGCGTAATGCTTTGTCTTTATTCATCGTATAGTATCCCACTCACTGGTTACTTGTGAAGCAATAATTAAAAAAGTATTGAAATTGATATCCCAATGTCGGTATATCTTTTTGGCAGTCATTACAGCTTGTAATCTTTGTGTAAGTTCAGTAACGGGTTCATTTACATCTACACTGAAAGGAATCTCCCACGTCTGCGCAGTCTCATGCTGTAAGGTATTAGCGTTATAGCGTTTTACCGATTCTTTCAGAGTCTTCTTAGTGAAGTATACTTTGTTGAGAGAAAGGTAAGGCACCGCAGGTATGGTGCTACCGTCTAACACACTGGGCCAGGAAGCGGTCGCTGTTTGTCTGATAGCGGGAAAGGTGGGGGCAGGACCAAATGCGGAGTTTAGAGGGGATTGAACGAATGTCTTCATAGCAGTGTTTTTAGACGGAGTTTTTAGCAGGGGTTTTTGGGGCAAATTTTTTCTGGGAAATTTTTTTAGAGAGAGAATTTTGAGAATAGAGTTAACACGAATATAAGGTGGCGGTTGTTTAACCCCTGATCTAGCAACGGGTACCCCTATCTATAATTTAGGGTACCCCTTGTTCTCAGGCGCCGTAGTATTCGCCGTACGCTTCGATCAGATCATTCTGCATCTGTTCGGTCTCGATGTCGTGAGCTAGAACCGCCACGGCCTCTTTGGGGAGACCCGTGATCTTAGCGATCGATTCGTTGCTAAGTCCCATTGCTACGCACTCTACGAGCTCTGCGTATAGATCTTTCATATGACTCATGCTGTTTCCTTTTGATCCATCATTTCAAATAACACAAATTTCGCGATGTTTAACTGCTGGCGAATAAGTTCCTTTGTGGCCTTGCTGTTTATATCCGCCGCATGCTGATATGCTGTAAGCTCTTGCACATCTGACAGAATGCCAGCAACCACCATCTCTAAGCCCGTCATGCGACCGATAGCCATGTACTGCTCTCGGATCTGGTCTGTGGTCATGCCGTACATTGCGATCTCGCGCTTGTAGGTTTCGTTGCTTGTAATCATCTCACCCATTGCTTTGTAATTGATAGTCATGTTCAAACCTTTGTCAAAATGTAGTAGAAAAACGGACCGAATGCAACTGCTACGAACAGCGCTGCTTGGGATACTTCTATCGCTAGCTCTTTTATCATCTGTGTTCCTTTGTTCATGTCTTTATTATAACACCGTTTGAATACCCTGTCAACCTGTGTGGTTAATAGGACTGATGAGAATGACCAATAGCGTACGCTATGGCATCACCGTCTGCACAGGTGTCTCCAGAAGCATCTACAGGCCGTGGGGTGAAGATGTCTGCGAAATCGTCGTAACAGTAGTATCCGGAGTGGGTTACAACCAAGCGAGCGTCTGCGGGCAATGCCGACAATGCCGCAATCATGTCTGCTACGGTAATGTGATCTGGGATCATGGGTGCTGCTGAATTGGTCATAATCTACTCCTACTGTTTGTTTCTTAATATGCCTCAATTATAGCACATTTTGGACAACCTGTCAAGCATTTTCTCAAAGACCATACGTAGGAATAGGGTATTTACCCCTACGGACGGCATCTTTTAGCATGTTTTGGGAAAAACGGCGTAAAAAAGCTAATGTTTTCATAGACTTATAACGCCGTTTTCTCACTTTCTAGCGCCAGCAACACTTAAAATACAGTGCCAGCAAACTGCTCATAGTCATAAAATGCCACGAGCTTATCATTCATGAAGTATACTGTGAGACCCCCAAGATCATCTCGTTGGTCATAAGCGCCAGCAACGAGTGCGTCGAACATTTCTTCGAGTCGTTCTTCGCTAGTAGTCTCTGCGAGTTCATTCCAATCTACAGTGTAATCTGTGTTGTTGATCAGATTCGATTCAGCTTCAGTTAACATTCTCATAATATAGACCTTTCTGTTTTGCTACATAGAGTATTATAACACCATGTAGAATTCTTGTCAATAGCTTTTTGAGGGGAATCTGGCGGTTGGATCCGCTCTGAGCTTCATGCCAGAGTTTGATTTACCTTTGGCTGAGACCGGCTTTGGGTTCTTTCTGCCCTTCAAAGTCTCTATAGAGCCACCGGCAGCTAGGAACCTTGCAACTGCATCTTCCTGCATGGTACGGGCGACTTCTTTCGGTACTGGTGCTAGTTCTCTTAGATCGTTATTCATGCTACTTTGTCCCATGCTTTTTTGCTTTCGATTGCGAACACGGCATAGGCCTCAATGGTCTTTTGAGTCTGTGCCATCGGATTTTCTTTGACAAAAGCGATGAAGTTGAAAAACTCCATTCCCAAGAATGCTGCATCTGATTCCAAATGCTTGATTGCTGTTTCTATTCTCATACTATTCCTTGTTGCTATGTCTCTATTATAGCACACTCTGATCGTTTGGACAAGCAATAACCCGTTGGTTTGCTGGGGTACTTTGTGAGGTTGACAGAACTTTTGAATGATGTTAAAATAATAGATTGCTTTAATATTATGATCAATCTGTTTAATATAAAGTATTATCTGATCTATTCCATGCTTTAATAGCTATATATAGCATTTCCAAATAGGCTCGATTATTCTCCGAGTTATCCACCGGTTATCCACTGATTATCTTCGATTATCCACTAAAAATACGCATCGTAATGTGGTTTCTACACGGTTAATCTCTATCTTTATTCCTCATTGTATCTATCATACTATTATCTGCTAATTGCTGATAATCGTTTGCGGTCGTTTCCAATGCTTTCCATCTATAATCTATTACGTGATTATTATCTAATGCTTTTACTGGTTCTGCAGTATATTCATTATATGTGTTATTCTTGCTCATTCGTATAACTTCTTTGATTGTTTCTATATCAGATCTTTCGTTATAAGTACCAGTAAAATATCCTTCTATATTCTTCATTCCTTTTAGATCTCTCGTGCTGTTTACATATAGATAAATTACGTTAATATCATCTTTATGCTTATCAAGAAATGCATAATATTCTTTCATATTACCCGCTACTACGAATTTCTTTTTAATCATTTTCGATCCGGATCAAAGATTACTAATAGACATAATAGTATTATGAATAGAATTATTGCGAAATCTGGCATTAGTCTTTTCCATACATTATTGCGATTGCTGATGCGATTAATGCCAGGATCAGATAATACAAATCGTTCGTAGCAATAGCATATAACGAAAATCCGATTGCGACGATATATGCCAGCATTATCATTTTAATCTATCCACAAGCTATGTTGTTTTTTGTAATAATTACTTTGACCATTATCTGGAGTGGGTTCTTTCAAGTACGCTTGAATTACTTTATTCGCGAACGCTTCCAGAATAACATCAGTTGATTCCGAATGATCCAAGGGATCTCGATCTAGAATTGTGACATATTCGTCGATCAGTTTATCAAGCATTTTCTTCCTCCAGCATTGAGAGATAATCATTGTACATTACGTTGAGTCGAATGGGATCTAATTCTTTCAATGCATATCCAAATGAGTATTCGATACCAGCTAGATTAACCGGCGGATAATCGTCGTTTAACATTTCTATAAAGTCTTGTTCTGACATATTATGGTCTGCTTTCATAAAATAGATATTCCCAAACTCGTTCGCGAACTACGGTATCTGTCGCTTCTTCGTGTCCCAGATCATTAGCCAATTGCTCTAATAATCCTTTTACCTGATTCCAGGTTAGATTTGCTCTTAAAGCTAAATCGACAATGCGATATACTTCGTAATCACCTTCTTCGGTGAACATTCCAAATTCTGGTACAACAATATTATTAGCCATAATGTTCCATTTCGTCTAAAAGATAAACACGTTTAACAAGCGAACTGATGCTTGATGCTGGGTGCCAGTAATGAGGCATATCTTCTACTGTTGCGTTATATATCTCAAATGCTGTTGGTCTTGTAATAACGGTGCCGTGTGCTCCGAATACGTGTGCCATAGAATCCCAGCGTACGTGTGCTCTTGCAATCGCGTCTTGAGGTCCACCGGTGCCAGTATATACGCAGATATCAGACCGCTCTCTGGAGATAAAATAAGTTTCAGAGCCATCTTCCCAGGTCTCTTTAACTACGTAATCTTTTCTATCATCTCTCATTTGCATTTCCTTTTTCATGCTTTAATTATAGCACATTTTGGACAATGTGTCAAGCAATAACCCTTCAGACCGCTGGGGTATTAATTTCTTAATTAGACCAGATACTCAGCTTCCTTTGTGAATATAGATAATTGATAAACGACTTCGTCATAGGCGTCTGTAATATCCTCGTCTAGGTCATCCCAATTTTCTTTTATTGATTTTAGACCAGCAATTAAATCGGTTCCTAAACCTGATTCTTTTGTATATTTAGCGATGATATCGAATTCTGATAATGTACCGTATTGAATAGACATAATATGATTCCTTAATAATTGTAAATGGAGTTTTCGGCAGACTCGATTAATTCCTGAGTTTCAGCAAATAATTTAGTGTCCTCAGGTTGAATAAGACCCCGATAATTGGTTTCATATAAGCAACTTAAAAGCATTTGAATTTGAGCATTATTTAGCTCGACTGTTATTGTGGGTTCTTTTTGCATTTTGTTTTCCTTCTTACTATGCCTCAATTATAGCACATTTTGGTCAACCTGTCAAGCAATAACCCTTTGGAAACTAGGGTTACTGAGAGTTCAATGTTGGTGAGTACTCACCAATTAATTCACGTTCTAAAGCGTGAGCTGAAGCTTTGCCTCTGACGATCGCAAGTTCTTGTGCAACAAACGCTGAGACCCCGTAGGACCTGATAGCGTCGCATAACATCCAGGACTTGTGCTCAGTCAATGCCCGTCTAATATGCTTTTGTACGCGGATTTTGAGGTCCCGTTTGCGAAAACCCTGAGTGATTCCGATGTAGAAATCTCCGGTTGCTACGTTTTGTAGCATGTAAACGATATGGCGTCTGTCTGATCTTTTCTTTCTCATGCCCTAATTATAGCACATTTTGACCAAAAGGACAAGCAATAACCCTTCAGACTTCTGGGGTATTGACAAAACACTTGAAAGATGTTAAAATGCACTACTTGACACCGAAGTGTTTCTTGATATCTTTGCGTGCATTGGCCAGCGCAGATATAACAACCTTTTCATCAAAAGACGTGAATGCAGATGATGTACTGGCATTAGCAACGACACCAACTGCTTCATTAATCAAGTGATGTAAAAAGGTGTCAAAGCATTTATTGTCAACTCCTTGCCAGTCCACATGTCCTGGACCAGGTCCCCATGGCTCATCTTGCCACATAGGCATGTCTGCCCTCTCCATTATTTTTCTTATATTCTCATTCATGCTGTTATCCATTTTTCTTGATCTTTGAATATGATAGATTCCGCACCATCATATTCATCTATCATAAATTCTGTACCGACAGTTACCCACACTACCGTCAGATCGCTAGCTCCGCTGAAATAATGATTAGGATACTTTTCTTCGCAATACAATTCAATTGTCTCAGGTCTTGTACCATCACCTACCATTTGAACGACAGCTGGGTCAAATAGCAATTCTGGCACATCTCTATTCCAAGTAGACCAACCTGCACCGAAACCTGGCGATACCAGTACAGCAACTTTGCCGTCTCTAATTAGCTTTTTCATATCAAATCACTCCTCGGGATTGTCAGTTTCATACTGATACATATTATCGCTGATGCCAAACTCGGCATCTAGCTCTTCGGGAATAGTGCGCTCGACATCTTCTGCTGACATTGTGCCGAGTTCGTAATAATCGTCTGAACCATTAGAATACATTCCAGCAAAGCACATGCCTGACTCATAGTATTTTGCCTCAACCTCAAATCCCATACGCTCTAGCTTTTCATAAAAAGCAATTGGTGGTGCCCAGGCTGTATCAAATACTGCCTCAAGCGTATCAGGGTATTCTTCATAGATGTCGACGCTATGGCATTCTGTATCCCATTTGGTTCCCCATTCATTTACGCAAAAATCATACCAGGATGCGTAACCAAACTTCTCGATGTTTGACTTTATCAATTCTTCATCTTTCTCCGATGATGCAATTGATTCAGATAATCCTTTCGGTACTGGAACAAACTCATTAAAGAATTTGCCTTCAGTCAAAGCGTTGTGCGCTCGAATAATCATAGCTGGGTCTTTATGAGTGAGGCGAACTGTATTACTGCACCAATTAGGCATATCTATTCCTTAAATCAAATCAATTTGTACTTGCTTAGCAATCTGAGTAGTATTCATACTCTTCATGCTAACCATCGTGGGTAATTCTTTGTTTGCTCTTTTAGCAAAATAGCGATCGCTACTCAAACGCAACAACCCATCCCATGCTGCCTGCTTCAAGCTGTGATGAGCATATACATTGAATATATTGCCGACCGTAGTATAGATTCCAAAGCCATCTATAATGACTCGGATCTTCTGTGAATTCTTCAAACCATCAACCAATGTCTTTGTACGCATATTTTCTCCTTACCAAGCCAACTCTTTTGCTGGGAAACGAATCTTGCCTTCGTAGTCAAGCTGTGACTGCTCGAACTCTGTGAGGTAGTCGTCGCTGACAATGTTCCAGCTTAGGATATACTCACGATAGAACTCGTCGTCACTCTCAATCTTTGGACGTAAACAAAAGATTGCTTTGACAGCCTCTTCATCGCCACCTTTGAAGTGCTTGATAGCGTAATCGCTACCACCTTTGGCTTTCCAGTATTGAGGACACTCGCCAGTACCATCCCAATCGTGAGCACCATAATTTTCGTATACTTGAGTTGAAATGACTAATTTCATATATTTCCTTGTTACTATGACTCTATTATAGCACGATTTGGACAACCTGTCAAGCATACCCTAGCAACTTGTATGGGTACTATAAAGTGCTTGACAGAACACTTGAACGATGTTATAATGCAATCCGATTATTCGCCTCGATATATTACCAGAGTTTTAACATTAACTCCAGCATCCATTGGTTCATATATTTGCTGTTCTCCATCCCATTGATCTTGGTCAAAATCTTTATGGTATGACTTAATGGGTTTGAATATCACCTGTTTATTGGTATGATGTGATTTGACATATACTGTATTAGGAAAGATAATCGAGCCAGCTATTTTCTCTGTAGAGATAGTTAATCGTTTGGCGTTAGGATGATAAACACAATCTTTAGTGTTTAATACTAATTCTCTATTATACGTCATAATTAGTTAATCTTTTAATATCTTTGGGTTTGACAATAAGTATATGCCGGTGTATTTCGTCTTTGATCTTGAAAGGTAAATCAAGATGAATAGTTACTGTAGGTCCTTGTTGTTCGTTGATAACCCTGTCATTACCCACAGAGCCTACCCACCTAACACCTTTGTACACTCCAGTAACTCTATCACCTAATTGATATTTACCTAAGTATCTAATAGATTCAAAATGATCTTTTAGACTAGCCATTCTTGAGTTTATTACCTAATGTGAATTTACTTAGAACATCCTTAGCAAGAGAGAAATCATCGACATCGTCTTCTAGATATATTTTCTCTTTTCTATAAGCAGTAATCAATTCATTTGCATAAGCAATATCGTCAAAGCTACAAGTATTTAACCATTTTGTAAATGTCTCATTGTCTGCTTTCAATAAGAACATTAAATTTCCCATATCTCGGTCTGTCATATCAAGCACCTTGGGTGAGCACGTACTTAGCCAATTGTTTCCAATCGCCACCTTCTGCACGAATCTTTGTTGTTGAGATTAACGAACGCAAACTCAAGTTCTCAATGCTGTTGCCAATTGTCTTGATGAATGCAATTGCGTCAGCTTTATGTGTTGTCGCAAACTCTGGCATAAACTCTGAATCATCAATCAATACTTCCATGCGCTCAATCTTTTGAGCTTGTGTCATGCTCAAGTCAACGCACATTGCACGACTCTTAACAGCTTGGTCTACACGATCAAGATCCATGTTGGAAATAAACACAATGCTACCTGTAAACTTGAAACTGCGGGGCAAGTCGTCATCTTTCATGTCCGCATTCCAGTTGATCCAGCGTTCGCCGTATGAGTCAAGCGCACCCTTGAGCAAGTTAAGAGCAACTGGGTCTTTGAGCACGCTATCGCAGTCGTCAAATACTAATACTTGACCGTTGCCTTCGAACAATGTGCGATACAGACCTTTAGCAGTACTGTAACCTTTTACAATGCGAAAACTCTTGTCAGAATTAATGCGAGCACCTTCTTCGAACTGTGCTAAGTCTGTGGTGTCAATCAAGTTCTGTGCCTTGAGTGATTTCAAAACAGTATGTGTCTTACCCAAGCCACCTTGGCCTGTGATAATTGCTGATGCAATAGTCTTTTTAGCAACCATTGTGACCATTTGTGCAACAAAGTCAAAACGCTTGTTGATACCAAACTCGTCAACCTTGGGCTGGGTATTTACAGTACCGCTTACTGGTTCTACTTGCAAACCTAATTTAGCAATCTGGTCGCGCACATATGATTCGTGACGTGATCTTGAGACCATTTTGCCATCAACAAAACCTTCGAAACGATTCTTTGCTTTGTTGAAAATTACTTTTACACGCATACTAACTCCTGTTTTTGTTTGCTATATATCTATTATAATTGCTTTTGCACATTTGCACAAGCAAAAACCCTTTTGGCTTTATGGGTTCTTTTGATTTGCACAAATTTACTTTTCATCATGTCATAATTATATGTGCAAATGCACATCTTGTCAAGCCTTTTCAGTCAAAAAGATTCGAATTTCTGTTGAAAAAGTGCTTGACAAGACATCAAAAAGAATATATAATCGAGATAATATTATCTACAATATAAGGATTCTATATGGATATTCAACCAAAAGACACAAGCAAAGGTCACTTTTATATCAGTTTGATTAAAAGTGGAATTAGAATTATAGCAGGAGCATACTTAATCACGGGTGATTTTGTTATTGCCGGTCTATTGCTAATTACTGCAGAACTATTGGGAATCCTCGAGGAGATAGTGTGAAAGCGTCTGCATTTAGAACATGGGTATCTCACCTATGGCATGAGAATCTAGAGGAAAGACTGTTATATAAAGAACAACGCTTGTCTATGCAAGAATATTGGGACAAATACAAATGGTGGCTAAAAAGAGAATATCTACATCAAACACGAAAGAACACATAATGAGTTTTAGAAATCAAATCATCGATGCAACCGCAGCACGATACACCGCAGATATTGAACAGTTGCGAATTGACGCTGAGGTATTATTGCAACATACTGTGGGTGTACCAGGTTCATCTAGCACCTGTGCATCATTCGATGCTATAGTAACACAGATTGCTTATTTAGAATCAAAACTCGCATCGCTTTCATTATTTAAATGAAAATCAAAGACGGAGAGACATTTGAAGAATGGTCTGAAAGAGTCAGACAGTTTGAATTCGGTTATGCCATGCAAGCATTGTCAAACGGAACGGACCATGACACAGTATTAGAACAGATGTCTATTCGCATTACAAATAAAATGAAACATTATATCTTCACTTGCATCCAAGTACCTTACAGATATGATGTGAATAAAAATAAACTTGAATACGAACAAATAATGAAAATGATATCTCCGATTGCGGATCATGTCACTTGGGATAATTAAAAATGAGACACACAATTTATTACGTTTTAATCGTGACAGTATCCACAGCTGCCGTCGCAGTGCAGATACTTTATAACTTACACAGGGTTTAGACCGTCTAACTCTCGATCTGATTCTGTTATTACCAGAGTCGTGTTAGGCATTATCTTTAGCAATGCCTCTTGTATCTCATCTAAAGACTTGCCTTGAATTAAAAATGCTTCAGGGTTCAAAGTCCATAAGTATACTTGATCTCCGTGATGCTCAACCCTGCATTCTATATACTTTTCCTGTTCACTAGGCGGAGTAAGCATTTTATATTGCTGCATGTCTTTATTAGTTAATACTTTAATAAGACCAAGAGCATTCCAAATTACCCACACATAAAATATGTATTCAAGTAGTTGTAGTATTGTCATTATATTATTGCCTGTTAAAACCTAAAAATATAGATGCTAATTTGTTCTTCTTTAATTATTGTTGGTTGGCTATTGTAAATTTATATCCTGAAGAAACATTCAACCAATTAGTTAATGCACCAACCTGTGTCGGACTGTTTTTATCTATAGTATTACCTATACCCAAACCACCAGTGTCGTTTTTGCCCCAAGTCCATAAGGTACCGTCGGTTTTAATGGCTGCAGAATGAAACTTGTTTGCTTTTATTTTTGACCAAGTAGTTAGTGCGCCGACTTGTACGGGACTAACAGTATCTGTATTATTACTTAATCCTAAATTACTATAATAATTAAACCCCCATGACCATAAGGTACCGTCGGTTTTAATTGCGTGACCATAGCTTCTACCTAAACTTACCGATGCCCAAGTTGTCAGTGCCCCTATTTGTTTTGGACTTGAATAATTTGAGGACCCACCTAATCCTAATTGACCAACATTGTTTTTGCCCCATGCCCACATTGTACCATTAGTTTTAATAGCAGCAGATTGCACCTCTAATGCAGATACAGATAACCAATTAGTTAATGACCCAACTTGTACTGGACTAGAATAACTGGAGGCATTATTTAAACCTAATATCCCATAACTAGCACTGCCCCATGCCCATAAGGTTCCATCGGTTTTGGTGGCTATTGTATGCATGTACCCTGCGGCAACATCTAACCAGCTAGTTAATGCACCAACTTGTACGGGACTAGATCTATTTGCAGTGTCGCTCAAACCAAGACCGCCATAAGCATTATTTCCCCATGTCCACAAAGTACCATCAGTTTTAATTGCCAATGATATATTTAGTGTCCCTGAAATACTTGACCAATTGGTTAGAGAACCAACTTGTACCGGGCTTGAATAACCTGTAGTATTACCTAAACCGAGGCACCCTCTCGTATTACGTCCCCATACCCACAGGGTACCATCGGTTTTAATTGATAAAGAATGTACTTGTCCGCCAGCAACTTTTGCCCAATTGGCCATGGCGCCAACTTGTTTTGGACTTGAATAATTTGTAGTATTACCTATCCCCATTTCGCCTGACGTATTAAGTCCCCAAGACCAAAGGTAATTTGCTGGGGGAATAGGAATATCCCAAGTCTGTACATTCATTCCGCCAAGAGCGAAGTTAACATTTGTAATTTGCATTTTAATTCTTTCTTATACGTTTGCTGTATTTATTGCTGAGAACGTTTTGCTTGTTAGTACCCAAAGCGTGCTCTGTATTTACTATGTTCTGCTCGTACTTGTGTTAAAGATAATTCTGTATCCCATACTTTAACGAATGCAACATCGGCATCTACTTCTTCAGATCCGTCATACTTGCTAAACAATCTCAATCCATTAAATCCAGTACCACTACTGTTACTCCCGTTAAAGTGTGGAGTACCGCCTAAGTAGTCTTTATAAGCAGTAGTTTTTTCTGGGTCTTCTCTTCCTTTAAAGGTTAACCATACAAAATGCCAATTATTATCTGCTTCGGTACTGTTACCACCTATAAAGCTACTACCTTCAGTAAAGACAATATCCATAAGACAGATGCCCGAACCCCATAGTCCTAATAAGAGATCAGGTGACGCTGAATTGGCATTGAGTAATCTACCCGGAGTGGTTCCGTTCCATTTGTATGCCATGCCTACTGTATAAGCCTGAGTGCCGCTACTGTAATTTGGACCAAATGCCAAGAAGTCTGTGCTGCTTGCAGTAGTTACTCTAAACACCCCGCCATTGGCACTATTCCAACTAATATTATTTCCAGGATTTGCTACAGTAATAGCGTATGCGCCAGTGCCGATTATCGTACTTCCATTTGTAGGTACTGCTGAGTAGTATGCTGCATCAAAATCTATAATAGGTAATAATGGTGGCGGAGTAGTAACAATTTTCATTCCGCCTAATAATTCTAATCCTGATAATCGCATCTTATGCCTTTAGATTCTTTATATGAGTTTTATGTACGCGGCATTGCACTTGGCCGTTGTAATAATCTTCTGTCTCTAAAACTCGTCTATCCATTTGTTCTCTTGCTTCCAAATAATTGCACAAACCTTTGTTTGGGCATATATGCAGTATCTCTCGTATAAACTTATCCGCACCATGCGTTTCAACATCTTTCTTAACCTCATCAGATGAAGACCAATAATCTCTCCAATCTGACTCAACCTTTAATCTTTTCTTCTTACCCTTAACTACCTTTGTTCTGCGAAACCAAAACAACTTTTTACCTATATACTTGCGATTCGTGGCAGTATTGGTAATCAAGTACACATAACCATATGCTTCTTCTGGAACAGTTTCTAAAGGCTTTTCTTTATATAACCACATCTAAATACCAATATTAAATTAGTATTTATACGGTTTCCCAATAGTCGTTTCCATCAGAAAAGTTATCACCATCATCCCTTGGCGGAACAAAGAAGTAATCATCGGGATTTGTCATTATATCTTCGGCGTCTTCAGCTAGTTCGCCGGTGCCCATAATGCCGGCTTTTTGCAGCATTCGGGACTGTATTGATTTCTTATATCTGTGTTCTTCAGATTCCTCGCGTGCCATATATGCCGCTTGCTTTTCTGAAAACACCTTCTTGTGCTCTTCATTCCATTGTCTGGAATTTGCACAGGCGCGAGAACAGAACTTACCTGGTTTGGTATGCTCTGTACTACACTTAGGACAGGTCTTCGTCTTCGTACTCATCCTGTTGATCTTCATCCATATGCGACCCACAGAATGGACAGAATTCTACTTTATAGTAGTCTTCGTCAAGATCAAAATTTATCTTGAAGACGCCATCACACTCGACGCATTCGTGGTGTTGCTTTCTTGCCATGTTAATCCTCTCTTTTTAGCTTCTGCATCAAATACTCGTTGACGCAGGTCAGATGAACTAAAGAAATGATCTCGTTTATTAAAATACAATTCTATTCCTCTTTTCATGCAAATATCTTTGCCGGTATAGTCTGTATCTTTATATTCCTCACCCAAGATTCGAACATCAATTGGCAATGCCATAAAGATATCCTCGAGCTCTTTCTCTGTCGAATATACTATAATCTCATCAACATGCTTGCATGATGATACCTGAATCTGTCTCTCAATGATTGACTGAACAGGTTTGTTTTTAGATTTTCTATCTATTGTCGGATCGACTTGAATCGCAGCAATTAGATAATCGCATTGACGCTTTGCTTCTTCCAACATAATTACATGACCTGCATGGAACAGATCAAAGGTGGAACACGTGATTCCAATTTTTTTGTTTGCGCTCATATTTTCTCCACTTCAATGTTACACTTATTTAAAAATTCTATACCTTCATCGCTTCTATATTGATTGCGATAAAACACTTTTTTAATCCCTGCTATATGTATAAGTTTAGCACAGTCAAAGCATGGTGCATGAGTAATATACATTGTAGCACCATCGCCTGATTCATTTGACTTAGCCAACTTACCAATAGCATTCATTTCAGCATGGATAACTTCTTGCTTTGTTTTTGTGCGGGTGGTAATCATAGGATACGCAGGTCCACCCATATCAATTACATAAGTAGAATGCTCTTCAAAAGTATCCTCACAAGTATTATCCCAGCCAGCTGGAGTGCCGTTGTATCCAATAGATATAATTCTATTGTCTTTTTCTACAACAGCACCAACTTGTAATCGGTTAGCATATGATAACTTAGCATAAGTCTCAGCAACAATCATATGAGCATAATCAAATTTATTCGGCATTCCATTTTCCTTTAGGACATTTCGCAGGCTTAATTAAAGTCTTGCCCCATATTGAGCATCCACACGCTTCACAAGTATTAATACCCATGATTTGTGTTTTATGCTCGCACTCATCGCATATTAATCTTCTTTTCTCAAAGAATTTTAATTCTCTTTCTTGATCCATTTTTTACAATAATATTCCGGACGCACCTTAGCATCCCAAGTTTTACAATACTTTGTGCCAGGTACATAAGCACCACAGTTAGCACAATTCTTTTCACCTTTGGCTTTTTCATACGCTGGCGGCAATTTTGCTGAGATCAATGAACCATCGGCATAATACCTTGGCTCGGTTAGTTCTTTAAAAGTTTTCATTTTTGTTTTGCCCAAACATCTTCCCAGTTTCCTGTATGTGCTGCCTTGGCATAATCGGTTGCTCTATTCTCAAAGAAGTTAGTGTGAATAGGTGCATTAATCATTTCTTCAACCCAAGGTAGCGGATTCTTTTTAACCTTCATAATTCCCTTAAGACCAAGACTAATAAGGCGACGATCAGTAATATAGCGAATATATTGTTTAACGTCAGCTGCATTTAAATTTTCCATAGGACCCATGGCAAATGCTAAATCAATAAAGCGGTCTTCGAGTAAAACCATTTGCTCGGCAATTGTATACAGTTCACCTTTGAGCTGATCGTTCCAAATCTCATTATTCTCTTGTATATATGTTCTGAATAATTTAATCATAGCCTCACAATGCTGAGTCTCATCCACAATAGACCAAGTAACAATTTGTCCCATACCCTTCATTTTACCATGACGAGGGAAATTTAACAACATAATAAAAGAACTAAACAACTGCATACCTTCTGTAAATGCTGAGAAGATAGCAATATGTTTTGCTGTGTTTTCTTTTGTGGAGTTCTGTAATGAAATGTTAGTAACATAATCATGCTTAGCTTTCATTTCTTCATAAGCTAAGAACTCATACTACATTGTCTAAGTTATTCCAAAATTTTAAATAAAATTTGAGTTTGCTGCAATATTTAGAGCTACACTTAATGAAAAGCCCA